CCCATCCACGACAAGCGCGACGAAGTTCGGCCCCATCCCTCTTCGAAGACCGGCAGCTCGCGGCGCGGGCGCTCCAGCTTCAACGGTTCGGTCTTGACGCGGTTCAATCCGGAGCGCACCAGATAGCGGACGGCGTCCATGATGTGGTCGTTTTGCTTCACGATTTTCCCCTTCTCGTCACGCCGATACAGCCGGAACTCCTCAAAGAACGCCACGCAGCTCGCGAACACCTTGAACCGGCCGGCGCTCATGAGGTCGTAGACATCCTGAATCCCCGTCTCGACCTGCTTATCTGGCAACTGCAGGTCGATGCCGTGCTGGCGATACTTCGTCAGGAACTGCGTCCGGTCGGTATCGACGATGTCGGCGGCATCGCCGACGCCAGGCACCCACAATCCGCGGCCCTTGATGGCCTCGGCGTGGACCGCCGTTTCGGCCTGCTGGCGCTTGTAGACCGAGTAAACGTAGAGCGTCTGGCTCTCGCGATCGAGGGCGCCCCAAGCGGCCGCCGTCGTGCCGGCCAGCGCGCAGTCGAGACCGAAGGCCCGAGGGAAATGCTTGGGCAGCGGGAAGTCGTCCACGCGGATCGAGCTCTCGGGGAACGGGTAGATGGCGCCTGAGCCGAGCTGCGGGATTCCCTTCGATCGCGCGTCACGCTGATACTCCGGGATGCTTGCCCAGAGCGTCTCCTTCGACTCATCGTCAAGGTGGGGCGAATCGTCCCAAGTGGCGCCGAGCAGGAACCGACTCATGATCTCGCCTCCGCGAACACATTCGCGGCCTTGACAGTGTTGCCTACCGTGTCCGGCATCACCGCCGTCTCGACGTATTGCTGAATGAATGGCGTCATGCCCTGGAGCGGCGTGAGCGTCGTGATCATCAGGCCCTTCGTGGTCATCAGACGTAGCAGGCACTCGGCATACACGTCATCTGGCGGTTCTTCGTCTAGCCAGATCCCGTCCTGCGCCGTGCCCTGGAACAGCCGGCGGCCTTGGTCGTACGACTTGAACTCGAGGGTCGAGACGCCCCCGGTGACGTGCTTCACGAAGACCTGGTCGACGCACTTGGGGATGCCGCCGGTCTTCCGCGTGAAGTCGGTCACGAGATGTGCGTGCAACATTCCGCTCCAGATGGCGGTATCGACGCCTTCAATCCGGCCGAGGAGCGCGACCTGCAGGATGTCGCGGGTCGAGAGCGTTGTATCACCGGCCGCCCACCAATGGGTTGGGCGATCAAATCGCACGCCGCCGACCTCATCCCACCAAGCCGGGTACAGCCCCGTCATGTGCGCTGTCACCTCAAAGGCCGCGACCTCAGTCTTGCCAATGCGGTTGGCGGCCATGAACAGGCGCTCCTGGTGCTTGGGTCCAGCACCGATGAACGCCATGTGCTTGCCGTAGAGCTCGCGACACAGGCCGGCGTGATCGGCTCGCCTTTTCGAGCCGCGCTTGCAAGTCGGCTGGCAGTCCGGGAAGTAGCGGTTGAACCGATAGGCGGCGCGCGCGTCGGCCTCAGCCTTCAAGTTGGCGATTGACGTCGCCAATGTGTGGAGTTGGGCTTCGAGGCTCATCGAGTCAGGCCTTTCGCGAGCGCGGCCGCGTCTGCCGCTACTTTGGTCAGGGCGGTGGCGATCTCGGCGTCGTTCATCCTTCTGGCGTCCTCAGCCGAGACCGAGCCGGCCACCTTGGCGTCGACCTCAAGCTTCTCGGTCAGGAGCTTGTGGTACTTCGCCAACAGATTGAGGGCAGCCGGCTTGTCCCAAAACCGCAACTCTTTCGTGACCTCGACTTCGCCGTCCTTGCCGGGCAATTTGCGCTCGGTAACCCTCACGGACGCGACGGCCGACGCGATGTCGTCGTCCAGATCCGTGACGGCCTTGAGCCTGCCGCCTTCGTCGAACAGTTTCCGGACGTCGCTATTCGCCAAACGGACGGCCTCGGCAATAACCCGTTCAGCTTGGCTCAACGGCTTGTCCAAGAGTCGCTTGAGCCCTTGGGCGACGGCGGCGGCAACGCCAACGCTTGCCAACAACCGGGGGCCGACGACGTTCGAGTTCCGCTGGCTGTAGCCGGCGCGAACTGCGGCCTGGGATGCGTTCAGGTCGACGAGATACTCGGCGACGAACCGCTGCTGTTTCGGTTTGAGGCCGGACATTGAAATTGGGTTCTTTGCCATTGGCGGTTGCGTTCTGATTCGAGCCTCGATTTCTGCTGTTCTCTACACTTCTCCTGGGAAGCCTGGAGACCTGATCGGCTCGGCAGGTATCGCGGAGCACCCAAGGCCGCACTTCCTCACTCCTACGGCCGTCCTGGGGGGATCCGCCGCTGTCAATTCAGTGCGTCGAGAAATTTCCAGTGCGTCGAGAAATTTCGCGCCGCGCCAGCTTCTTTGCAATTTCGCAGCCGTCGTACGGCATCCCGCGCGGGCCTCTGACCATCTGGCTCCAGCCCCCTGCGTCCGTTTCTCGCGTCGCCCCGGTAACGGACGACCTATGGCTTCCTTGACCCGCGGCCCCGTTGGCAGTGGCTCTCGACCGCGTCGGACCGCGCCGTCGGTCCCTGAACGAATTGATCGCTCCGATCGGAGAATTCCCGATTGGTGCTGGATCGCTTGTTGTTGCGGAGCCGATCCCGCTGGCGTGCGGCAGGATCGCGGTACTGTCGAGCCGCGAGTCGCCGGTTTCGGTCGTGCTGGGCCGGAACCCAAAGGGGATCTAACCTTGCTACTGATAGTGTCCGCCGGAGCCGCAAGTTCTACAACTCACTCGAATTCCTCGGAAATTTCGCAGTATGACAATCCTGGCTTCGATTTCGACAAGAACCGTCACCTCACGAAAACATCTCCTGCTTTTGCCGTTGGGCCGTTGACCAGAGTACGAAGCTGATCTCGAGCTGCGTCGACGTCGCCACGGTCGAGTGCCGCGAGGACTGCGCGAAGTTGAGCGGCCCGCCGTGAGTGAGCCGCCGCGGCGCGACACCTCCCAGAGCAAAACCGCTGGTTCCGCCGTCGCGGGGTGAATTGCGTGTCGCACTCGACGCAGGGAATGGTCATGCAAAGCGCACGTACGCTTTGTGGAGACCGATTGGCAGTTGAACAATCCATATATGGCCTGCGTCGTGTCGTCGCCTTCTGCGCGTGAACCAGCACCCGATCCCCGAGCCGCCAGTGATGCGCTAGCACGCTGACTGATCAGGGTCACCGCCGGCGACTGGTGATTGCTGCCGCGGCGGGGAGTCGGGCCGGCTGGTGGCAGCAGAAAATGCGCAATCCAGATTCTCCGACCTACCTGTGACAACTTGGGTCAGAGGATTTCATTCGTTCCAATGCAGGCTAAGACATCGTTTCGCCCGTCGGCCGCTCCGTTTCAGTGCTCTCGGACGGGTAAAGAGCCACGCGCGGAACGGGCGAGAGTCTGCCCGCGTACCGAACCATCGTGTCGGAAACAACTACTTCGTTCTCCATCGCGGCCTCCTTGCTTACGTAGAGGCACACTCGATGCGGCGTCCTGTCGATCTCTTGGACGTGGATCAGGCCGTTCCGCAGCTCCCACGACTGACTGGCGAATCTCCAGAGACTCGCCGGCAGGCCAACAACCAACGCGTGAGCGTGCCACATGCCGCTGGGACGTCGTTCTAAGGCGTACGCCCATCCAACAGGTCGACGGCTGACCCATCCCAGGTCGTGACACCATCGAGCCGTTTCTCGGTCCGTGAGCTCGCGCCCTGCCGGGAACCGTCGCTTCGGGTCGAACGTAAGTGTCGCGAAGTCCTGCCACGGCACGCGACTGAGAAACGCCGCCCACGCAGCGTGAAGCTCTTGTCCTCGAAATCGGATCGCAAAGTCCTTCATTGCAACCTCCTGGAGAGACAGCTCGGCCAATCAAGGACGAATCGGTCGGCTGCCGCGACGCCCGTCGCTAAGCTCGCCGTCGGCTACTCTTCGTGAAGCCGAAGCTAGTGCGCGCCCGAGGTTCTCGTCTCTGCCACTGAATTGTTTGGGCCTTCAGCGACAGATGAGGTCACGCGAGACTCCCAATTTGCAGGGTCGTGGAACGAACTTACGTTTTTGTCACGGACCAGCGATTCCACTTCTGTACTTGTCCGTCAAGAAGGCCCTCGATCGTCGGGAATAAGGTGGCGGAGTAAGGATGCCAGCCAGCTTTGCGATGCAAAGCCAGTGACCTAGTTTGTCGCTCGATCGGTGGAGGCTGATTGCAAGATGGCTTTCGAGACACCCTCGCCGGAATCGAGCCGGAGACTCCGTCCACTCAAGCCGGACCTCACGACGTTCATCAACAGGTTGATCGTTCCGTTGCTGCTTGATCGCTTCCTTCTCGAGCGCGAACACGAGGATGCGTCCACCTTGGAACGGTCCGCTGGTGCTGTAGAATTCCGCCGACCGACCTGACATGCGAGTTGCCGTTTACGCGCGCTTCAGCAGCGACCTTCAGCGGGCGACGTCGATCAATGATCAAATTGATGCGGCCAAAGCTTACGCTCGAGCATCTGGCTGGATGGTGCTTGAGGACCACGTGTACACGGACGCCGCGCTTTCAGGATCCAGCCTTGACCGGCCAGGTATTCGCGCCCTGATGGTTGCGGCGGCGCGGCGCCCACGACAGTTCGACGTTCTGCTCGTCGACGATTCGTCACGAATTTCGCGAGACCTCGCCGATGCCATCCGATTGCTTCAGGAACTTCGGTTTCATGGCGTCCGCGTGATCTATATCTCGCAGAACATTGACTCTGCCCATGAACAAGCGGAAACACTAATCGCCGTCCACGGCGTCGTGGACAGCCTGTATCTGCGTGAAATGGCCAAGAAGATCAAGCGCGGGTTGGCCGGCCAACTCGAGCGCGGCTTCGCGACGGGCAGTATCACATTCGGGTATCGCACGGTTCCTGTTCCTGATCCGTCGGGCAAGACCGACGTCAACGGCTACCCGGTCCTCATCGGCAAGCGCGTCGAGATCGTTCCGGAAGAGGCCCGGACCGTCGTTCTGATCTTCGAGTGGTACGCGGCCGGTCTGGGAAGCCGGCGAATCGTCCAGCGCTTGAATCGAGAAGGCCATCGGGGGCCGCGAGGCGGCCGCTGGAAAGAGGGCGCGGTGAAACGTGTCCTCGCGAACGAGAAGTACAGAGGCATGTTGATCTGGGGCAAGAAGACGTTCGACCGCAAGCCTGGCACCCGCCATCACGTCGAGCGCCCAGTGGCACGCGATGAATGGCGTACCCTCGATCGTCCCGACCTTCGGATTGTCGATCAGGATCTATGGTCCAGGGTCCAGAGGCGTCGAGAAGAGGTTCGCGGTACGCTGCCACCAGCAATGCCAACATTGATGCGCGGCCGGAACGCCACGCTACACAGCAAACATTTGTTTTCTGGCTTCCTCAGGTGCGGCGTCTGCGGCGCCGCCGTCACGGTCGTCAGCGGCGGATATGGAAACCCCCGATACGGCTGCAGCCAATCATGGCGGAATGGAGTTGATGTCTGCTCTAACCGCTTGACGATTCGAGCAAAGGTTGCGGATGCACGTTTGCTCGACGGCCTGCGTCAAGAGCTCCTCGCTGTTGGGACGGTGCGGTACGTGTCAGACTCTCTGGCTGCAGCCCTGAATGAGAGGCTAAATAAGAGGCCGCAGCTTTTGAAAGAAGCAAAGGCGGCTTATGAACAAGCTAAGCAGCGCCTTCAGCGGCTCATTGGTGCCATCGAGAATGGAGTTCCTGCCGCCAGCTTAGCCGGCGCAATTGCGGAGCGTGAAGCCGAGCTGGCATTGCATGAAGCGGCAATCGCGGAGCTATAT